ACATTAAAAAACTTATAAGAGATGATATTGAGAAAGCAAAAAAGGACCAGAGCAACTAAGCCCTGGTCTTTTCTTATGAATATAAATTGTTGTGTAGTCGAGATTTAGTCGAGTTTAGTCAACATCTTTATGAATAACCTCATAATAAAACTTAAATTAGACTTTTTTCAAATACTTTCTCGCAACCCATCCACTAGGAATCTTTGCCCAATCTCCATCGAATTGAGATACAGTGACACGAGTACCGTAATTAAGACATCCGTCCTTATCGTAATCGTGAGCCTTAGCGTTCTTAGTTAATTCCTCATATGTCTTTCTTCTACAGTTAGCCCCTGGTCCTGTTCTGACGCTTAAATCACTAGCAGTAATCATATAAGTACCTAAAGCATTAGATGCATTGCTCTGTGGCTTAGGTGTAGGAGTTTCAACGTGTTCATTAACACTCTTATTTAAGATACCCTCTACAATTGCCTTTGCGCACTTGTCAGCGTTCCATTTCACTTTATCAATAGCGTTGTCAACAAAGCAGCACTCAACAAGTAGTGCTGGAGAATTAGTCTTTCTCAACACATATAACTTAGTAGATGTTTTAACACCTCTGTTTCTAATGCCTAGAGTGTTAGAAATATTCTTGACGATTCTTTCAGCTTCATCTTTGGCTTTTGAGTTGTCGCTATAGACATATACCTCTGTACCTGTTCCGCCTCCAGCGTTGAGATGAATAGAGACATCTAAGTCAACCTTATGATCATTACACTTGTTTACAATTGCTTTTAGGTTAGAATTCTGGTCTTTTCCATTATCATCAGTACAGTCATATACTGTATGTCCGTTTGCTCTTAACAACTCAATGACTTTATTTTTAACTTTTCTGTCTTCATTGACTTCATCTAATAAACCACTTGCTCCGCGACATTTTAAACTATGTCCACCATGTACGTTAATAATCATATTTTATACCCTCTCCTTAAAGTTCAATTCCTTCAATTTCTGCTCTAATCTTTAGAGTGCGAATATAATTCCCTAAGTGCTGCTTCTGCTCTTTTAATAAGTCAAGCGAACATTTAGGAATGAATGTCAACGTACGAGCCTCATACTTGACAGTAATATCATCTAACTTGTCATATCTAATTTTAGCCTGTAAGTATTCTGCTTTAAATCTATCCTTATATTCAGTACTGTTCATTAATTCGATTGTGTCCTGTAATTCCATGATTATTCTCCTTTGTTAATTGCGTTTTCTGCCACTTCTAAGCCCTTTGTTAGTACAGATGGTACATTATCACCGGCCTCAACGAAGTTCTCGATAATGCTTCTTAGTTCATTAATAATAAGTGATGCCAAAGTGAACCATCCAACATATGTAGTGATACTCAAGTCAATATTGATAGTCTGCCCAATCTCGATGAAGATTGCAGACGCTAAGAAAGCAACTAATACCATAAGCCAGTAGCCTAATTTCTTCCAAACTCCGCGTACTCCTTTTGCACTGTTTTCCTTTCCTGTCAGTCTTGATTTTCTGATTCCTGTAATGTAATCAATGATGTTAAGTGTGAGAAACCCTACAAACAGTAGCCAATGAGTGCCGAATACTGCACTCAATACAGCCACGATAGTTCCTCCAACTGCATTGATAGTGTCCATATACTTTAATGATGTGTCATATAATTTCATATTTTCTTCTCCTTAAGCATAGCAGTACACGAATGTACCGCAGATATATTGGTTGTTGATGTTGTTTCTGATTGATGTCAGAGTGAAATGGTTTGCCGTCATATCATTAGTCTTTGGATAGAATCTAATGACTAATCCAGCATCAGAAGCACCATTTGGAACAGGGATAAAAAGATTATGGTTAGGTGCTTTATCATTTGGAAAGTCCTCCCACATATACCCCATAGTATTTCCACCAATCGGAGCATTTATGAGCCCGTCCCAGTTCAGTTCACATAACTTAAATGCGCTGTTATATCTGTACTGCAGTTTGACACCGCATCCGTTAGTTCCACAAGAGATCCAGTTTGACCAACCGACATCTTTATGCTGTATCTTTTTATTGTCCTTATTCTGTATCTTTTCATTAGTCAATACAGGAATCCATGTATCAATCTGATTTTCGGTGTCGAAATCAAAGGCATAACCACCATACGACTGTGCTTCAAGAGGCATATCCACCTTCAATTTACCGCTTTCAGCCTTACATCCAACTCCGATTCCTCGACCATCAGCGGAAAAATCCAAGAGTTTGAATGATGGTGCGATTGCAGCATAAGATGCAACGCCGTCTGTTGTGAAGTAATCCTTGATAAGCACTCTGAAAGAATAAGCATTATCTGCGCTGAACTTACCGGCAGATGATATATATACCTTGTTCTCGCCACTGTATGAATCTGTATAAGTTGCAAGAGTGGTCCACGTTTCACCGTTCTTGTACTGAATCATGACAGTCTTATCATTTTTATTTGCAACAGGTGCAATTGAAAATGAATAAGTAATCTTAACCGCCGTGCCTTCATCATCTGCTTTATTGGATGATACATTCCAACGCTGTGCAGTGACGCTCTTTACAGATGGTGACCACCACTCTGTAACACTGATATTCTTAGAGAGTGTAGCCTTCTGTCCTCTCGAATCTGTAACTGTCGATTTAAGAACTACTGTGCCTGAGGATTTAAGGGGCTGAGTAGTAAAGTAACTGTTAGGGCCAGGGATAAGCTGTCCATCAATCTCATTGTTGTAATAAGTGATTGTAGCACCGTTCTTCGCTGCAGCAGATACATTACACTTGACTTTCGAAACACCCTGTATGATCGTTGATGCACCGAATCTGTTCGCAATAGCAGTATCTTCGTTTGTATAAGTGATACCCGTGACAGTCGGTTCATACCCCGAAGGAAGTACTAAATCTAAACGGCAGTAGTTAGTGCCTATATATTTACCAGCACGATTGTATGTATCTACCTTGAATGTCATATATGAATATGACGTATTAGTCATCTTGTTAATCAGTGAAACTGGAACCGTCCACTTAAATTCATCATTCCACTGATTATCAGCAATCTGTTCAGTCTTATCATAAAAGCTGTACGTGATTACATGTCCGAAATCAGATGACGCTCTAGGTGTCTTGATTGTCACACTGTTGCCAAAATATACAGATGCTGGAGAGCAGTAAGGCTTAGTCGCTCTCGGTATAACATCGCAGTCGATACCACCTGAGGCAGATACACTGCCAACATAATTACCGGATAATGTAACTTTGAGTTCCTGTGAGAATGAGAAATCAAAATGCTTCCCACCGTTGCTGTCATGAGGAATCTTGATATTAGTAACTGTCGCAAGTGTCTTTGTTCCACTACCTCCGATAGTCACTCCACCAGACCATAACAGTACGCCATTAGCCCACATAGAGCCGTATTTAGTAGCGTTTGAGTTAATATTCCACTTATAGTATTTAGTTAGTGTAGCAGTCCATAAATCATAGTTTCCGTCAACATTGACACCTGTTCGTGTCATTGTCATTGTGATGTTACCATTACCACCACCAAAAGATGCACTGCATGTTGCGCTTGTTGCCATCAGTCACCACCTACTTTCTTAAATGTTAATGATCCATCGCTATTAACAATGAATCCGAAGTTTCCAATCCTTAATGAACTAGAAACCTCGATATTCGAGTTATACATTCTGTTATTTGCAAAATACGCTACTTCGTCATTATTCTGAAGAATAGAGTACTTGCTGTTTGTCTGTTTGGTTTTGAATTCAGATTCCTGTTTACCTATCTCTATGCCTTCTGCATTGAATCTGATATAAGTGTTCAGCTGAGTCTGATTGTTTGATACAGTATCAGAAAGAGAACTAAAGTCTTCTTTCTTTACAAATCCCATCTGAATGCTTTCCGTTGTCTGCTGAATAGTAGATACAGTAGAAGCAAGGTTTGCGCCGTCAGAGGCACTGTAATAATTCTCTGATACTGTCTGTAAGATGGATGCCTTGGTCTGCTCAATAGATGAAGAAGCATCCTTAGTCGCCTGCTGCAGCTGACTGTTCATGTTGTTTATTCTGTTATCGTAATCATCAATGATTGACTTTAGGTCATTTGCAAGCACTGGGGTGGTCGTTGTATATGTTCCATCATCCCATAATATCTTCGACCTAACCCAGTAATAATGCTTGTCAATGTAGTCATCGGGAACGCTTTTCCACCCGTCACTGTCTGAATCGGGCATTTGTGTTGAAGAATCAGACAGATAATACTCCGGAGTGATTGAGCGAATTCCCTGCCCGTCCTCGCCATCATTGACTCTCACGAGGGTCATGCTAGCCGATGCCTTAATCATATGATTATCCTTCTAACTGAGCACTGAATGTGGCTTTGTTTGAGACATCACCAGCACCGATTGTATATGTTGCCCCTGTTGCTACTGCAGTAGTTCCACCATCCTTGTACCACTTGATAGTTCCTAATGCAGATAAAGCGGAGCCAGTCACTTCAACTCCACCCTTGTAGACATGAGCAGTTAAAGTTGTGGCAATGGCAGTATTCTTGAAGATTGTTCCACCACTTGAAGTGATTGCCATTGTAATAGCGTCTAAGCCATCTTTTCCATCCGTTCCGTTTGTACCTTTGTAAGATACAGAATATGATTCGGTAGACTTACCATCTGAATACACAACGACTGTCTTAGTCCATAGATACTGGCCGTTCGGTACGCTTGGTACTGTAGTGCTCCATGTTCCTGTCGGAGTAGTCGTACCACTTGTACTAACCTGGTAAGTAACTGATGTTGAACTTATGGTAACGCTAGTACCGTTTGAACCGTTTATACCATTTGTACCCTTGTAAGAGACAGAATACGCTTCTGTTGATTTGCCGTCAGAGTACTTTACTACTGTCTTCGTCCATAAGAACTGTCCACTTGGTACGTTAGGTACTGTTGCACTCCACTCCCCTGTTGGCTTAGTTGTTCCACTTGCACCAACCTGGTATGTTACAGAAGTCGAACTTACAGTAACACTTGTACCGTTCTGCCCTGTCGCACCTTTGAATGCGATTGAATAACTGAATGTCTTATTGATTGTGATATCCCCATCAACAACAATCGGGATAGTGATTGTTCCGCTCTTAGTTAATGCTGATGTAGCCGTAATTGTGATTGTCGGCTGTAAAGACTTGCCATCAGAAACCGCTGAAATTCCTGTAGGACATGTAATAGTTCCTACGGTACACGGCACCTGTTCACTTCCGCACAATGCCATTACTTGTGTGGTTGTTGTCTGTGTGCCATTCACTGAATTAGTAGTGCCTAAGAATGTATAGTTATCATTCGTTAATACGACGGAATACCCATCAGTTAAATCGATAACATCAACTTGGCTGACTGCCTTAATTCCCATATTTTTCCTCCTATACGTTTAATTCGCAGTTGAATACTGCCTTGAATTTAATATCCTTTGCTGAAATCGTGAACATGAATCCGTTATCATTGAGTCTTGAATCATCTAACGGGATCTTGCTAAATTCTGTCTCTCCATGCTTTTTGATGAGCCATTGAAGATATGCACCATCTCCAAATGTCTCTCTCAGCTTTGAAGAGTTATCAATCACTACTCCACCCACATAGATGTTCACTGTGAATATAGTTGCCACATCACTGTTCTTGAATGTCGTGCCATTTGATGATTCTATACATAACAATATAGAATCCTCACCTTTAGCACCTGTGATACATACTGGTGTACTGTATGTGACAGTGTTATTGATCGTCGTGGCTGTTCTCTGCCATATATAGAATCCAGGACGCCATGTCGGTGCAGTCTCTGACCACCCTATTTCGGGAGGTGTAACTCCATCGCTCGAACTAGCATACTCACATACGAATTTCTTTACTGAACCCTGTGCTTCTTTAAGCGCTTCATCAGCCTTGTTCTCGACTCTTTCAAACGCTCTAATTTTCACTTCGCCCTTTTCGTTCACGTATAGGCTAGGGTTACTTATCTCCCCCTTATCGTCTCTTTCACCTATCTTAATAACACCGTTATCAAGGTTAAGTTCGAACATTTCTCCGGTTATAACGCCAGTCGTGATAGCATTGGCACTGAAATTCCCTTCCAGGTCAAATGCAATCTTTGTGAATGTTTTTCCACCATCAACACTGTAGCCAAGACCACCACTAGAAAATTTCCACATCTTAGTATCATCACGGAGTGTCGGCGTGTTCATGATAGACCAGCCACTAGGCTGCCCTTCTTCATTGAAGTCTACTCTGTAGTAGCCGCCATTATGCCCTAGAATGTTCTCACTGTTTGTCTTGAGTGCATTTGTGAGCGTGTTGTACAACCTCTTTACAACTAACTGTGTAGGCGAGTTTGATGTACTCATCACAATTTCACCGTTGGAACCTTTACAAGTGATGCTGTCTTTCATGCCTGTCAATGTGATTGTGTGTTCACTTAAAATGACATTGTGAAATGTACCGTTGTTATCTTCTACTTTGATTATGTCACTTATCTGTAATGACGGATTCCCTCTCCATTCAACAGTCGATGGACTATAAGTTAATCCGTTTACTTTCTTATATATTCCATCGAGAATTTCCTGTGTCATGTATGGATTCTCAAACGATATGCCATAGCCGTTACCACTAATCAATCCATTGCAGGACACGCTTGTGATCTTCACATCATTGTCGGATGTTAACTTGAATCCACTCTGAAACTGATTATCCCATTTAACTTTAAAACCACTGTCTTTAAACCAGTAGCCTATCAGTTTGTTTGCTTCATTCATGCGCCCATTCAATCCCATGAGACCTAAGCAGTAGCCCATAAATGTTTTGCATGTAATGTTTTCCTGGTAGCCATCCAATGTAATGCTTGGGATATTATCAATTGCAGATGTGATATTGCACTGTCTGCATATATCTTGTATTGCTTCTTCTAATAACGCTGGATATTTAATGCCTGGCTTGTATTCTGCATTCATTCTATAGATGCTATCGTAGCCGCTGACAGTAACAATCTTACTGCCCATGCTGCTTTCTATCTCATCTATGTAAAATGTTCCTTTATCCACAAACTCATATTCACCATTCACAAGCAGTCCACTTTGAATGCTGAATATTCCGTTTTTTAAAGGGATTATATCATTAGGCATTTCGAACTCCACGACTGCCTTCGCACTGTTGAGTTCACCAATTGCGACTTTTTCATCAGAATTCGCTATCTCATTCAGTGAAACAGAGATAACTTTATCATCATCCAATAAAGTATCTCCGTTGAATTTCACTCTTGCTTTAATGCTTCTAGAAGGACCAACTATAACATCTTGATATTGTCTGCTTGTGTTAATCATCATTGCCCCTCCTTCTGATTATTTCTCGATAAGGTTGAATGTTATACTATCCCATATCCATTCTTGACTTGCCCTATCATATTTGAATATCTGACAGTTTCTGTCACCGACATAAGCTGTCATCGTTCGTTTCCCAAGTTCCGGATCTAGGTATGTAACGGTAACGAATTCATCCTTAACGGCCTGCAACAGGCGTTCTGCCTTTGACTGCGGAATAGCAGCGAAGGTCAAGATGACTTTTTTCTTGACCCCCGCTCTATCTCGTAGCATATCTCCGTTTTGGTTTCTTCCGCTTCCGTCCTCCCTGTCAACATCGCTTAGCTGTACTTCGTATTTGCTAGGGAAACACCCGTAGCCATTTATTTCTAGAATATATTCCACGTTGTCTCCCTCCTTTTAGAATAATAAAGGACTATGTCCTGTCTGTTTGACTTTGCCATTATGATATTCGATAACAGACTCACCGATTGCTTTGCCGTTAAGAACGTTCTGTACTGTGATTCTTGTAGTACCACCATTACTAGGACTATTTACGCCAGCCATCGCACTTCTTACGGCACTTGCGATACCCTGCACAATCTGATCATTATTCGCAACAGCAGTTCTGCGTCCGATACGACCTACTAATTCCGGTCCAGCTTCTCGAGCAATGAACATCTGACCTGTGTCGGGAAAACCACCTCCAGCACGTAAATCAATATCAAATCCAAAATTCCCTATTTTTAATACTTTCTTGGCAACTTCAAGACCCAATTTTATTGGTTTAAAAGTAGGAATTGAATTTAGGAAAGCTGCTAGGGTTTTCTCAGCAGTCTTAGTAGCCACTTTAAATTCTGCTTGGTGAGACTCAAATTGCTTTTTACTGTTTTTACTAGTCTTATCAACTTCGTTAGTGACTTTATGACTGTCGTTGCTGATTTTCTTGGCTAGGTTGTCAATATACTTCTGACCTTGCTCAGTACCATTCTTTTGTGCATCTTTCAATTCGTTTACGTAGCGTTTTCCGTCTTTGCTCTTTTTGTCGATTCCATACTTATCAAGTAAAGACATCAAGGCATTGTACTGCTCTTTTTTAACTGCTTTGATATCGTCAGCCTGTTTTTTCAGATTATCATACTGCTTCTTTAACTCAGCCTTATCGGCTTGTGTTAATTCAGCACCTTTTGCTTTTGCAGTAGAAAGCATCTGCTCGTAAGTCTTGCCTTGACTGAATGCTTTCTGAGCCAAGTCACCAAGCAACTGAATTCTCGCTTGTTTGCTCGCTTCCTGTTCTGTCTTACTTAAGGTCTGCCATACTTTTCCGTTTTCATCGCACTTGGCGTTAAGGTCATTTAGACCGTTCGCTAAAGAACTATACGTATATGTGCCATCTTTCGCTAACACTCCATATTGCTCGACAATAAATGCAGTAGAACTTTCAACAGTTCCATCAGCAGACTGTATTGCAGCGTTGTACTCGTTCAAACCATCGGTGATGCTTGTGACTTTGTCTTTAGCACTACCTACAGCTTTGCCATACTTTTCAGTTATTTCCAGCTGTTTGTGATATTCTTCAGTTAAAGAAGCGCTTGGCTCCTGTCCACTCTCCCACGCTTTTTTGAGTTTTCCGAGGAGTTCTTCTTCTCTTTCTTTTGATTTATTGTACTTACTAGTTGCTTCAGTTAACTGTTCTTGTGCTTTGATTCTTTCCTTCTCTGCTTCAATGAATTTTTCACTGTACGCTTCGATAACAGCTTTTCGCTTAAGTGCTTCAATGTTTTCGTTGATTTTTTGTTTTTCTTTATCCCAGTTAGAAATAACACCGTCATGAATTTCGATATTCGTTCCTAATCGGTTGTTGAGTTCATCAACGAAGAATTGTGCCTGTTTTACACTGCCTGTGATTTTACCATTCGCATCTACGATTCCATATAATCTGCCAGCATAATCCTGTGCAACAAGAGCATTTTTTTGTCCTTGTTCTGCGTTCTTTCTCGCTTCTGCATTAGCCTTTTTCCACTCTTGCGCTTGTTCTTTCAAGCCGTCAGAAAGTCTTTTGGCTGATGATAACGCTCTTTCCTGTGCATCAGAATTATCCTTAACTCTGCTCGTGAATATCGCTAATGCAGCGACTGCGATAGTTATAGCACCAGCGACAGCCACTAATGGATTGGCTGCAAGGAACGCAAATGCACCACCTAATAAACCTGTTGCAGTTGTTGCTCCACCTTCAGCAACGGTCAATACACCGAGTTTTGTACCTAATGCTGTAACGGCGGTACTAACTCCACTTAGTATACCGTTGGCATCATTTAATCCTTTGAAACCAGTGACTAATGTATCAAGTGCCTTATGTGACTTAACAAAATCCTGTACTAAAAGTTCAAGTGCAGATATTCCTTCCGTTTTGAAGAGTTCAAATACTACCTTCAACTTGCTTACAGTACTGTTTACATCCTTCAAATCATTGATTACCTTGCCCCACTTCATAGAAGCAATAAGCGTCACTACAGTACCAGTTAACGCTGATAACAGTGTTTTTGACTGACCGATAGCCTTTAATGCTTTGGCTAGTGCACTTATTCCGACCAAAATAGTGTTCCCTACTAATTTTCCTAGGGCAACAGCTAATTTTTCTAGGAAAGTGACAAACGGTCTTAAATTCTTAAGTGCAGCACTGACTCCCTTTAAGGCATCTGCTAAAGCACTAACTCCTGCAGGAATAACTTTTTCAATGCCCCATTTCGCTAATGGTAACAGTACATTCTTGAAAGCATCACTTAGATATTTTCCTACAATATCTGAAAGTTCTTTAAAAGCCTTTGATAAACTATAAACACTCTTTAACGCTGGCTTGAAATCAAGATAGAAAGCAAAATTACTCAACTGCTCACTAATGTCTTCAACGGAATGAAGTAAATTATTTGCAGCATCCCATAGATTCTGAATGATCTTCGTTCCTAGTCCGGCTTCATCCCATGCTTCTCTGAAACGCTTTGCTAGATATCCAACGAAGTCGCATAAGTTCTTAACGATTAGCAGAATTTCACTTACCGTCTTCTTGCCTGTGCCGTTCTGCCATACCTCTCCAAATGATTTACCTATACTCTTTATAAGTTTGAATAATTCATCCAAAGCAAACTTAAAACTGTCCATGACCGCCTTGCCATACTTGTTCCAGCTGTCAGTGACAGGCTTAAATAATTCCCTTAACTTCTTTTCTATTTCGTCTGTATCTTTCTTTAAGCCTTTCAAGAAATCATATTGTGGCAAATCGATATCACCGATACCACCACCGCCACCGATACCGCCACCACCGGATCCACCGCCGGAGCCGCCACTGTCGGAATCGTTCTTTGGACTGTTGAGAATGTTTAATTCATCAAATCCTAATGTCTGTAGTTCTTTCTTTAGGTCTTTTACTTTCTTGGTTGCTCCACCCACTGATGAGCCTGCATCCTTAGCACTGTCTGCCATATCATCCATAGCACCAGAGCCTTTTTCTAAGCCGCTATAATCAATGGTTGGTAATTTAAATCCGAATAAGCCAGCCACAAAACTAGCAAACTTATTCAGAAGTTCAACTGCTACCTGTATATAAGGAATTACTGCCGTAGCAAATACGCTCGCAATATTACCGATTGCTCGTCTAAGCACCTTAAACTGCTGTGCCAAGATACGCACGGCATTACTAGGCGTATTGATTGTACGTGCCATATCATTGAATACATCTACTTTGCTGGCATTATTCATGATAGTGATGTATCTCATGATTGCCTGCGTGTTCTGATCCCAGGTGCTTACGTTGCCTTGTAAGCCATATTTAAGACCTGTCTGTTTGACCATCGCAACAGATACGTTGTTACCATATTCCTTCAAGCCTTTAATCTGTCCGGACATGGCACTCTGTATTTTATCGAAAGCAGTGCTTACATCTACGTTCATTAAGGAACTATAGTCATATGATAACTGTGTTAGGTTCTGCGACATTATCTGTGCTTTGTCGCTCGCCACGCCAAAGCCTTCAATCATCATATTAAGTGTGCCCTGGTACTCCATCCATTTGCCTGGATCAATACCCATAGCATCACTGACTTTTTGAGCAAATGCGCTGGCACTTTGTGATGCACTGCCCATTGCGACATTGAACAGGTTTAACTGTTCTATATATTCTGCACTTTCATCGTAAAAGAAACTGAATGCAGAACTTATTGCCAAGAAAGTGGATTTTACGTTTCGTGCTCCACTTACCAAAGAACTGATTGCTGAGAACAGTCCACCTGTATGAGTCTTAGCGCCTCTAGATTTAGAATTATAGGCATCTAAAGACTTGGATGCAGAGGCTACTGCACTCGGCATTTTACTAAACACATCAGACAACTGATTGCTGTTCTGTGCAAGTGGTGCCATGGCACTTGAAATCTGATTCATCTGCCCACTGAACTTGCCTAAGTCTGCCTGGTCTAATTTGCTGATGGTTTTAGATATATCTGATAAACTGTTCAAAGTTTTGCCAAGACCGCTTTTGCCGATTTTTTCTAAAGGTTTCATTGCTTCAGCAAGATTTCTTATTCCTTTAGAAAAAGCATCAACATTCTTGGTGTTTAAACCATTGACTACCTTGTCAAGTCTTGAAAGAGAGTTCAAGGTAGTTGCAACATTGCCGTCAATCTTAATACCTTGATTTAATCTTTGAAGTGCACCTGTCAACTTATCTATTGCATTGACAGCTTGGTCAACATCACTTTCGAATACTATCGATAATTTATCTATATCAGCCATATAGTTTCAAACCTCCTTCCTTAAAAAATAAGGCTCTCGGTTCGGCTCTAAACTTTATATAGATTAACGAAGTTTCGCATCCATGCTTCTGCCTGGACTTCTGCTTCTTTCTTTAATTCTTCTTCTTGCTTCGCCCCATCAAATTCATAAGGCTTATTAGTATAATTTCTGCACTGTTCCCCTTCCTTACGGCACCATGTATTGAACACGATAGCTGATACGGCATCATATATATACATTCCGTTTAGCCACGCCATCTGATTATCATAATCAAACTTCATTTTCTTGGCTTTCTGATAATAAACCGTAAGATATGGGTCACTACACCAATACTGTTCATAGGTCATCCCTAACGCAAGATAATAGGGAAACCACTCATTCATTACTTTCCTATAATCGTTCGTGGACGCATCGCTTTCTATACTGTCCACTCGATTGCGTTTTTTTCTGGTTCTCCTAGGAATGCAATTGGTTCAGAGAACATTTCTACAAGCACTGTAAATAGATGTTCTTTATTGCCAAGATTCTTTAAAATCTTTTCTCTTGTATTGATATCTGTATCTTGATGATTCATTTCAAATGAATTAATGAATAATTCATAAATCGCATCAAGTGGGTTCTGAGCTGCTTTTTCAATTTCAAAGCCTTCTCCAACCATCTTACCGACAATTTCTCTTGTATAACCTAATTCATAATTCTTGCCTTCGTATGCAAACTTGATTGTTGTGCTATTTGATTTTTCCATACTTGCTTATCTCCTCTATAAATTATTAAAAAAAGGCGCCGATTAAAGCGCCTCTAACTTATACGTTATCAGTGCTTTTTGCTCCCCATTCAGGTGCACCTGTAGGTGTGATATATAAGTTAGTTTCTAAGATGCTGTTTACTTCAATTGCTGGTAAACCTGTCTTTGATGGCTGACCACTAAAGTAAACAGATTTTGCTAACTTAGGATGTTTGATTTCAAACCATGTAGACTTGCCTGTCTTTGCAGCTTCTTCGTACTTTCCAATTAAGGCATCCCAAACTGTAATAAGTTCCTCTGTTAGGTTTGCTGTGAATGCTAATGCTCCACCTAAGTCCTTTAAGCCTTCAATATAAGTCTTGTACTCTGTTTCCATTAGATCAGTAGATTCTAAAGTTTCGGGACTTGGATTTAGTTCCGGAACGGACTTGATGTCCGGAATTACAGTGTACCCACCAGTTGGTCTAGTACCTGCTGTCGCTTCAACGGCATATCCTACAGTTACGCCAGCTGTGTTGATTGCTACTCCCATATTTATCCTCCTTAATATTGTGTTTCATTTTCTTTCTTATATCTCATGATTCTTCTTGCTATAGTATCATCAGCGTTAACCATCGGCTGGTTAATCATTCTGCAATAGCCATGAGTTTTCAATACATTATCAATTGCTAACGATATCGATTTGCATATTTCTTCTTTCTGCTCTTTATCATTAGAATAGATTTCAATGTACTGAGTAATATGAGCAACATTTTCCATCTCGTCAAATGTACTATATCGTTTGTTTACTACGTTATTCTCTTGAATGATAGATACTGCCGGAAATCTAGGTGGTTCAGAAGATAATTGTTTTCCGATAATATAGATATCACGAAACTGTTTTCTAAGTTCATTTGCAATTTCAGCAAATAATCCATCTTCTTTGTCAATCACTGTTGAAACACCTTCTTTACAATATCAATAAGTTCTGCCCTCAAAGTCTCGTATGTGCCATGAGCGAATGGTCTAGATGGCATACCTTTTGTCCACTGCCATTCTCCTTCATCACGATAATACCACCCATCATCACCGTGATTATTGACATCATAGTGATATCCGATGGTATCGTGTGGATGCGGCGAACGTGAGCCAACGATTCCGGTTCCGAATTCTACGAATAAAGCGTGTTCAGATGCATTGTAAATAGTGACTGTTTTACCTGTGCATTCATATGACACACTATTAATTAAATCGTCCTTAGAATAAGGCATTGGATAGGAATCAATCTCTCTGACCATCACTTCAAAGCCATGCTCACCGAGTTCTTTCATGAGAGCGGCCTGCTTATATTTCAGTGTTTTCTTGTATTCCTTAAGACTAGAGATGGCTTGACTGATACTTTCATCGTTCAGCCTAACCTTTATATTCCTTGATTGCATATCTCTTCTCCCTCTTGCTTACTGCGACTTTTGTCACTACGTAATTGTGGGTCTCTGACGTATCGACGCCAATCCATAATCTAGAATATTCATCAATAGGGCAGTTAGTATCTGTCGTAACCATCTCTCTGTCATAATCAGTATCTTTACCGAATACGTTATAATTCGAATCGCCCTTTGCTGCAGAAAGTGAAATTTTTAATTTTGTCGGCTCAGTATAGCCACCTATTCTGTTGCCGTATTTATCCGTGGCACTATCCTTTTGGAACAGTGCATAGTAGATTGTGAACTGATCTCTCTTGAAGTTTCTCATTTAGAATACCTTCGCTTTAGGAATAATTTCCCTTAAAAGTGCAGGTGAAACATCGGCGCTTGCCCATTGTCTTGTTACTGCATTTTCTGTGTGAGTCAGTTCTCCTTCTGCACCGGCTTTTGCAAATAATTCCACTGCAATTCTTATCTGCAGATCCTTGTATCTATTCTCAAGAATATATTCTCCGCTGTCATCAACAGGAAAATCATGATAAGGATAGCGATTTGAGAGGATGATTAACTTAGCACTTTGCAGAAGAACCACTAAATCATCGTCATCAACATCATCATCTTTTAATTTGATTCTTAGTATTTCTTCCTGTGTCATGTTTATCATCCCCTTTCATATTCACTATTCCACTTCTTTTGCGAACTCTTTTTCAATGAGTTCCATTGCTCTGATTTCTGTAACTTTAATCACATCCCCTACTTTACGTAGGGTCTTTTTGTTTTTTGCGTCATAAAACGCTTTAATCACTTCTACTTTTTTCATTCTCTACCCCTTTCTAGACTGTAGGAATTTCATCCCCCGCAGCGAGTCCACTAGTTGCACTCTTAACAACCTTTACAATGTAGTTCTGATTTGTTAAAGCGAAAATACCATATTTTCTTAAGAAAACAGTGTTTTCACGCTTGTTAGCATTTTCTGCTGAACGGCTTCCTCTAGTTGAAGATTCGGCTTCTGCACCCTTCTTGTTGAAGTAAGTGACTGCTTCTTTGGTTGCTACTGCAAATTCTCCTTCTTTTGCTAATGCAGATGTATAGATGTTTACACCAGCAACTGTGCCAATGTAACCGCTACGTGCATATGCTTCTACGTATTTTAATAAATCTCCTAGATTCTTACGGATTTCTGCAGTGTCTTTCTTATGAACTAATGCGAAAACGCCTAATCCTGTGATTTCAGTTGATTCACTGATTTTTAAGTCCTTAATAGATGCTACTGCATCAACGAAAGAGTTAAAATCAAACTTGGCTGTCTCTACTTTCTGAGTGGCTTTTGCAAACTCTGCGACAGCCTTCTTCTGAGCAGTGTTGAACATGTCAACTGCCTGGTGTTCTAAGCCTTTATCAACTACTAATGGATCTTCCATTTCATCTTCGTCATACCAATCGAATCTGTTCTGTAATGTCTCGATTGTGTATTCTGTTTCAGTGTAGCTGGCTGTAATTGACTTAGTGTTTCCTTCACCTTTTGCTACTGTTTCCGTACCATCAGTTGCTACATAAGTACGGATTTTTTTCTTCATGCCAGGTTCGCCTGTTAATGAGTTATCAACAGTACAGAACTGCATTAAATCTAGATATGTCTGGTATTGGTCTTCAAACTTGTTTTCCAATACATAATTAGGATATGGTGTGTTTGCCATATGTCTTATTCTCCTTTGCCGTAAATTGACTGATATTCACTAGGATTTTCTTCGGCGAACTTCATCTGTTCCCTTAATGACATTGTGCTTAACTTCTCTTTTGTCATGATATCGTCGTGATTATCGTCCTGTCCTGGCGTTTTTGTATTGTTTAACGCCTCTGCTTTGTACTTCTTGTTTAATTCAGCATTAAAAATTTCCTGCTGCTTGAAAAATGATTTCATATCACCCTCGGCTAAAGCACTAGCCACTTTGTGCGCACTCTCCTCGTTATATCCCATAGATATGAATTTCTTCTCATTTTCCATGATTGATAGTTTTTTTGTGAGATCAGCATTTTGACTGGCCAATTCATCCATCTGTCTCTGAGTTTCTTCTTTATTAATCTCTTCCTGTGATTTATTCGCATTGAGCTGCTTTCTATAATTGGCTGCTTCCTTTGCGTTTTTATCACTCTTATCTTTCATAGCGTTATATTCTCTGACTGATACAGTAGAATTGTCTGCTTCTAACATTTCGATTAAATCTTCGATTGTTGTGTTTTCAGTTAATCTAGCGCCTAAAATTTCTCTTACGTTCATTTTGGTTCTCCTTGCTCTTTAAAGTTTTTCTCTAACTATATATGTGCTTTTTAAAGTTTTTCTCTAACTATGTATGTGCTCTTTAAAGTTTTTCTCTAACTCAAATATACTTACCTAAATATGCTAACCGGAATTTACGAATGACATCTGTGTATTCTGGTCATCTGTAACTGTTGCTGGGTTATCACCCTGTGGATTGCTCTGTAAGTCTTTGCCATCATCATTGATGCCAGCTTTTAATTCAGTGTTATATGCTGCATCTAGGTACTCCTTGCTGTCCACGTATACCTGCTGAGGGTCGCTGAATAAGTCAGCAGTCTGAATGGCAACTCTTGGATGGATGCCGAATGTCTTCATGTTTAGAAGCCCCTGTGTCTTGACAAGCATATTTGTGACCTTGTTTCTAGAGAACTTGATGTCAATATCTCTTAGTTTGACTTCTTCCTTAACAACTGTATTGCTTCTGTCGAGAATGTTTTTAACGATAGCGAGGAACTTCTTTTCCCCTTCGTCAAACATCTCTTCAAGTCGATAAGCATCTTCTTCTGCTTCCTGCCATCCACCACTCAGCATAGATGACTGCCCTGTTGTAGAACCACTCTGTGCTTCCCTAGAAGGCATAGCGCAGATCTGTAGTAACTGGGCATATAAGTAATCACTCAGACTCTGAATTTCATTCTGATTAAGTGATGTCTCAATCGTCTTTACGGATGCTGTAGTTCCGTTTCTGCTTGTTGTGGATAATGCACCGTTCTCTCTAAGTTCGTCATAGTCTTCTTTATTCATGTCAACGTTATCGAACCAAATGAATGACTGTACATTCTGTGCCAGTCCATTCAGTCTGTCGCTTGTGCATGTGTTGATTGCATTTAACAGGCCGATGGCTCTCTCAAAGCAGCCCATCTTGTCATAATCCTGTCGATATTCGACAATAGGAATTGCTCCGATACCATTTACACTTTCTTCAACCTCGCCGACATGTGTATCTGTGAACTGAAACACCCTGTCATTCGTGTAGGCCGTATAATGTGTTTCTTCCACGACCCCTTTATCGTTCATATCACGCCAGTATGTGACTGCAAGAAGCGGATCATGAAAAATGTCGGGACTGTAGATGATGAATGTGTTCATAGGATCCAGGTTAACAATTCTAAAAGGTGTATAAGCAGTTTTGTCCTTCTGAGGAAAAACCCCTCTATATCCCACACCACATGTTAGAAATGTCTTTGCTAGTTCCTGGTCCTTTGTGTGCTTTCTTTCGTCAAAGCACATGCTGTTTAGTTCACCGATGTACCCATCATCCTCATCTGATGTAGTTTCGCTCTTCAATTCCTGTTCAGCCTTCTGAACATATCTGATTGGCGAGCCAAACACGAAAGCCGTCTTGAAATTAACAATCTGTGATGCGTGATTCTCTACTATCTTCTCGTTGATTTCGGGTCTTACAGGCTTCTCTCTATCAAGGATGTCCTGTCTTCCCTTCTCGTACTCGATAAGGTACTTTATATCCTTGCGATTTAATTCGTGCGTCTGCATCGCATATGTGACTACTTTTTGAACATTATCTCTTGTGATTTCTGATTCACTTGAATAGATTGTCTTTCTGCCTCTGCTAATCACCAGCGCTGCCTCCTTCCACACGAATTTCTATTTCTTTCTTGTCTACCTTGCACCAGAGATATAGCGTACCGCTTGTATCGTCGCTTACTCTGCCTAGTATCTTCTTTTTTCCTCTCTTCAAGCAGAGAGGACAATATATGTTCTTTTTCATTGATTTCCTCCCTGTAATGAATAGATTTGAGGGATGCCTTGTAGGTGACATAGGGGGTAGGCAAATGAATGCAGGCATCCCTAATATCATTGTATTTTGCAGAGAGAGAAACGGCGCCTTTTAGCACGGTCTTTTGAATATTTCTTTTATCGTTCCATATCCTCCGTACAGTCTGTCACACAACTGTGACAAGCTGTCGGGCGCATCATCGTGCTCGTTCTTGCCTAGTATCTTGAATGAGAACAGATTATTCATGAACATTGAATACTCCTTTGAGCGTTTGCCTGGCTCAAGGAAATAGAACTCTCTAATATCGGGAGCATTCTGAAATATTCGCACCTCTTTTGCCTTTGTTGTCGGCGCACTGTGTGATGTTATGACACATTTGTAGCCAAGTCGTTCAAGTTCCTTCTCTACATCTTCAGCGTAGCCTTCACCACCATTATTCTTTTCGACATCGCAGTCCTGTACACCCCACGAAGCGATTTTCTTCGCCACTTCCGGCTGAGTTATTCTCTTATCACCGTTGTTGAACACAACATCTGGTATATATACCGTTCCATCTGCATACTGATAGGCTATTGGAGCACTCACGTAGTCACCGCCGCCCCAGGCAGTATCTACTACGGTCAGTCTTCTGATTGGCTCCTCATTCGGCAGTATTCCGTTATAGAACTTCATATCTCCGCCGTTGAATAATGCGCCCTCACGTTCTACGGGCTCTCCCTGGTACTGTGCGAACCAGGATGCCATGTCATCGTTCCTCTCGAATGACGCCCTTCTCTGCTGATAGTATTCAGTAGAGAATCCAACACCATAGTCATAGTCGAAATTGGATTCATCGTTCTCATTGAGCGCTGGCAGATTCACAATCTTATACTTTCTTGACTTGAAGTTCGGATCATTCAATATAAGGTCCTGTCTTAGGCCGGCCGGGTCAACAAGCGACCATCTAGTACCTATCCACAATACCTTGCTTCCCTGTTTAGCACGTGTGATGAGGTTGTTATCCACTAGTTTCCATGTCTTGTACATACGTTCCGGATTGAGTGCTTCTTCGATACCGCCAATCAAGTCATCACCGATAAGCACGCCGTTACAGTCACACGAACCATTCAGTGTTCCATAGATAGAACGACATGTAAGTGTCGGATATCTCTTCTTTCGCTCTAAATCCAGTGTGTTTAATCTAGAGTTCTGATTCACTATGACAGATGCTGGGAAAATCTCACTGTATGTATAGGTCATATTGTCATTGATGATTTCATTTATACCTTCATAGAACGAATGCGTGATTGTATCGGAGAAACTGCTGTACAGATTCGTCTTCTCCGAATTGATTCCCATGAGCCATGTAAGAAAGAACATGATCAGCGTTGTCTTGCCTACTCGTGGCGGCATCGAAATAAACAGTTCCTGTAGATTTCCATCGTGGAGGTCCTGCAGATCTTTTACTACGGTTTTCAGTATCTTCATTCGAGGACGGTAGAACTGCTCATTAACAGGTCTGTTTATCTCGAGATAAAGCATGTAGTCCTCGAACGAATAATGCGCCGTAAACAGGAATGTCTTCTTATACATCTGATACATATTGTATCGCTCCTCGATATCCTTGCTCCTGTTGCTGTTCGCTTCAGCAAGTCTGCGTCTTAGGTCCTTGTTCAGATGCAGAAGCGTATCTTTGTCGTTCGTAGCATAGCAGTTCAGTACAATGTCATACTTGGCAGTAAGACTGTCAGTACTCTTGTAAAGTTTCACTTTCTTCTTATCTATTGCCATATTTCCTCCTTTATTGCACAAAAAAAGAGCCTACACCATATGTGGTGCATGGCTCTAGGCTCTATGCTTATAATACGTTGCTCTGCTCACATTGCACTGCTTGCAGGCATCTGTTATCGATACACCCTGTCTGACCAGGTTATCTACCTCTTCGATTGAGACAGCTGGTCTTCCGATGCTCTTTCCTCTCTTGCGTGCAGCTTTGAGACCTTCAACGGTTCTCTCCACCATCACGTCATGCTCCTGCTGAGCGAGTGATGAAAGCACCTCGAGGATTATGTTGTTTATCATCTCGATGATCCATTCCTGTCCGTCCAGTTCAATCATGGTTGTAGGCATATTAAGTATTCTTATTATAACACCCTTTTCCTGGAAAAATCTAATCTCGTCCTTTATGAGCTGTTTATTTCTTCCAAGTCTGTCTAGTGCGTGGATGTATAGTTCATCGCCTTTTTTTATCGTTTCCTTCAACTTGCAGTAGTTCGGTCTGTCAATTCTTGTGCCCGTGTACTTGTCACTGAATATATAGTCTACATTGTATGAGCGCAGGCTGTCTATCTGTCTGTCGAGAGACTGCTTTCCTGTACTCACTCGTGCGTAGCCGTATTTCATCGCTCATACTTCCCTCTGTTATCTTTTCTGTCGGGCACTTCATCTAGTACGATTGTTCTTTCTGCTCTGTCATTACCGCCTCGTGGTCTGATAATGATGTCATAGTCAAGTTCGTTGCATATGTTGATTAGGATGCTGACCTTTGTATCGCTTCTTCTAGATATCTCGCCTATACTAGAGCAACTCTTATATCCTAGTCTGTCTGCAAGTCTAGCGAATGAGCTGTTATTGTCATCAATCATCTTTCTTAAGCATTCTTTTAAGTTCATAATATCTACCTCTTTTCAACCATTTCATCAATGACGATAGAACGGGCATTTTTATCAACCCCTCTTTTTGGTCTTAATACAATCTCATAATCTAAGGCGTTTAAAATCTTGAGTAATTTATTTATTGTGATATTTCCTACTCTTAACGAAGTATTGAGTGTTGTAAATGGCATATCAATCGATTCCGCAAATTCCTTTTGAGTTGCCTTCTTTTCATCTCTAATCAATATTCTTAAAGCGTTGCTTATGTTCATGTCTGTCCACCCCTTTCGCTTACAACTATACACTAATATATTAGTTTTGTCAATTAAATAACTAATTTATTAGTATTTGCCTAAAATTAGGCCGTCGGTGGTAGCGGGGTTGAGCAGTATTGGTAAAACCATCAAAAAAATGGGTAGGGCGGGGGTATTAAAAAGGTCATGTCTAAAAAACGAACGATTAAAAGACAAATTAAAAAAACTAATTAATTAGTTAAATTAATTGTTGACTAACTAATATATTAGTTATATGATAGATACAGAGAACGAAAACTATTTTATTAGTTCTCTAAAGATAGTTCATTGACAATTGAATACGTGAAAATCTCAAAAGGAAAAGAGAAACGTATATATACGCATTGCTATGTATAGTACTGAAAAAGAAAAGAGATTAATCCACAACGTACCAATCTATATATAGATGTACATATTAGAATTAATCTCTTTATATTAGTGCTATATGTTTCCCGACAAATAGCAACATGATTATATCATATGTTTTTCTTAAGGTAAAACATTATGGATAATTTAGTAAAGTATTATGACCACAACGAATTTTCATTTATTTCTATGGAGAAATTAGAAGAATTAGAAGATGAATATTATATTGAATATTCTACTTTCGAAGATTGCTATATCAATAAAGATACCAGCGATTATGGTTATTGTAATAATGATCTTTTAACTAATGATACTATAGAAAATGGAAATTATATCTATTGTGAAGATACGGAAGATTATCAACCTAGCGATTATACTGTTTATCTAACAGATACAGAAACGTATGTATCAAGGGATTATGACTTTCAAAAATGTGATGAATGCGGCGATTATTTCAGCAGCGATTATGATATGCATTATAGAAATGGCAATTATTATTGTGATACCTGTTGGGAAGATATGGAACCCGTTATTTATGACTATCATTGTTATCATGATGGTTATTACCCTCGTTCTCTAGCGCGTGAAAGTCCACTGTTTATGGGGTTTGAATTAGAAGTTGACAACGTACGCGGTGATTATGACGAGTTAGCTGCTAGCGTATTAGATGGTGATATGGATGGCACATTACATTGTGAAGAAGATTGTACAGTTGCTTTTGAGTTTATTTCCCAGCCATGCACATTGGAATATCACAAGAACCAACATTATAACGACTGGTTCTTTAGTGAATTAGATGGCAAGTGTGAAAGTCACGACGCTGGGACATGTGGTTTACACGTACACGTTAACAAGTCGTTTTTTGATGATCGCGGTTATGATAGATTGAAAACAATTCTTTTCTTCTTTAAGGATGAATTATTTCAATTTTCACGCCGCCAGTGTTGGGATTATGGTTATAGCGACTTTGGGGAAAAGATTGGCAAAAATAACGTAACAATGCATAAAGCAAAAAACATCAAAGAATATGGTCACTCTACATGGTTCAATGAAAGCAATAGTTCTACTTATGAATTTAGATTTTTCCGTGGTACTTTAAGATATGAAACATTTATGGCCAGTCTTGAACTAGTTCACAATATCTGTATTGCTGCAATGAGTAATACAGATGTTATCACATGGGATTTATTGCTAGATGGTGATTATTGTAGAGAATACAGTAACTCACGTGACATTTATTGCGATAGCGAGTTAAATTTAGGTGAGTTAGAAAAGAAAGAAACTGAACTAATGCAAGTAATCAAAAAAGGTTTAAAGGAAAATGTTTTTATCAATTTAAATCATGTTTGTGTTGGTGAAATTGTAGGAGATACAATCGTTTTCTATTGTCTCTATAACAATAACGGAGAACTACACAAACGCCGTCAAAACTATATTAATTTATTGGAGTTTGATACATTCGAAACACACGGGTATTACTACTTATGTAATAGAAAAGAACTTTCTAACTTGTTAGGAGGTGAATTCTAATGTGCATTATTGCAATCAAACCAGCTCATCAAAAAATGATAGATGAAAGTATCATAGAAACAATGTTTGAAAACAATCCCGATGGCGCGGGTTATATGTACGCTTACAACAATAGAGTACATATCAAAAAGGGTTTTATGACCTTAAAAGAATTGTTAAATAGTCTTGATAATCTAAAAAAGAAAATCAATATTGAAGAAATTCCATTAATTTTACATTTTCGTATTTCAACTAGTGGGAAAACAGATGGCGCCACTTGCCATCCTTTTCCTGTCACTAGTGATCTAAACGCTTTACGAAAAACACACGTTATCACAAATTTAGGTATGGCGCATAATGGTATAATATGTGACTTTGAGGAAAAGAAAAGTATCTATAGCGATACACAATTATTTGTGAATAAGTGTGTATCATATCTCTATGATATGAACCCTAAATTCTTACACGATGATAGAACAAAAAAGCTGCTAGAACCTATTATAAATGGTTCACGCCTGGCGTTCTTAGACAGTCACGGCAATATATACCGCTATGGTGATTGGATCGAAAACGATGGTATCTATTATAGTAATGAGGGCTATATCCCATGGCAAACACGATATTATCATTATAACGATGCTTATTATAGTAAGTATTATTATGGTGATGATTATTATTACTATGGTGATGAGGACCAGGAACTAAGAATTTTAGAAAAGTTAGAAGCCTATGAAGAAATAAACAATCATGAAGATATCTGTTATATTCGTACGATGTATGATATAGTAGAAGAAAGTGGCAGCACTGAAATTTATGACGTGATGGGTATGTTTGTCAAGGTGGACCCAGTCGCAAGCCGTGCTATTCGTATCGAGGGGGTTGATTAATGTTTAGATTATTAATGTATTTTCTATTTTTGCCTTTTTGGTTGATATGGTGGTTTATTAAACTGGTTTTCTATTTCATGACCTGGTTAGAAGTTTGCCTATTAAGTTTCAACGGTAAAAGAATTATAAAAAGAAGATGGTAACATCTTCTTTTTTTGTCGTTCATAAACATTTAATAAGCGTTCATAAACATTTTAATGATCATAGGTAAATAAGCATTTTAAGCGTTCTAGAAGACTTTTATATAATGGTGATATAAATATACCATAATCACACAAACAACGCTTAAAATTAAAATATGGGCTATCTATATAATGCAGCTCATACAAAAAAATTTGTATACATTACTACAGGGCTTTAAATAGCCCTTTTAAGTGCGTTTAATCATATCGTGATATAATTATCATCTTTCATATAAATGCGCCTTAAAATTGAAATATAGCCCATTTAAGGCTATAGGCGCATGTAACCTATATCAATATAAGAATGGAAAATCTTACATAGAACTACAAAAAATCTATACTCAAGAAAACAGGAAAAATACGGCAAAATTTCAGATGGCATAATGCGCCGTCAGAAATTTCACACGTGTGGTGGCAGAATTTTCACGTGCATATGTAAAAAGGTGAGCAAAAACGCTCACCTTTTTTTTATTTCTCTTCAAAATCTGCATCTATAACAACAGCAGAAATTTCCTTTTCAATCTGTTCAATTGATTTGCTTTCAGAAACCATATGATGAACATTCACATCCTGGTTATCTCTATAGCCGAAATTGGATTTCAGCAGAAATACAGAAGCATTTCTATCCATAGTTCCTTGAAGCGCTCCCTGTTCGAGATTGTCAGCCATCAAATTAAGCATCTGTGAGAGAAAAATCGTTGTTTCGTGATTAGGTCTCTCAGCAATCCATCTGTTAACAGTGTCTGGCGAAACTCCAAGGCAGACACATAGACCTCTCAAGGTCGGAACTCTGTTGTTTTCATCGCAGTAAGTAAGATATTCATAACTTCTGTTCTTGATTGTATCAAAATCGTTGATCGTTGCTCTTTTTAACTTGAGCATTTCTCTTGCACGTGCGACAGGCAGCTTGCTTTCGCCCATCTCGTTGTAGTCGAACTTCTTCTTCGCCATTTTTTTACCTCCAAAATATCAAAAAATTCAAAAAGTCTTGACAAAATAAATGACCGATGGTCAGATTCAACCCCCTACCCTCATGTGTCACATTCACACATCCCCCCCCGGCAAAAAAATCGCACACACACAAGGGGGATGGGTGGTCTGTATATGCATAGTGGGGGAAATATGTGGATTTTGACACCCTTTCCTATACCACCTATATAGAAATACATATATACATATTTTTACTCTCTATACTATTTACTTATATATAAAATACCAAAACACCACATATATATAAAAAAGTAAGTAAATATCAATGTTTTTTCAAGTGGTGTTTTCTGACTTGCATATGGTGTTTATGGTATTACGGTGTCGTTTTATGGACTTTTTATTAAATAGTAAGAGACATGTAAAAATATACAATGTGGTGTTTGTGGTGTTTCAAAACACCATAAGTTGTGTACCCCTCTACTTTTTTACCAAAAACCACTGTTTTCGTATGGACTTTAATTCGCAGTGTGGTGTTTCTGTTCCATCGAAATAGGTAATTGCTCCCTTTAGGTTCTTGTAGAAGGTGTTTCTACCAGCAACTCTGTATCTGCATTCTTCACACCAATCCGTATATATCTCATACACTCTGTTTGCTCTCATTGATGTAAGAGTCATGCCGTTATCAACCCAGTCGAACTCGTTGAGGAACTCGATAACATGGTTGCTCTCGATAGCGAACTCGTATTCCAAATCCTCGTCCTCATCTATCTCGCTGAATCTGTAGCCATTCTCAATCAGTCTGACATAACCGCCAATGCTCCACCACAATACTGCAGGCAGCACTTCATCGCTTGTGAGGAGTGTGTCGATTCCTGGTATCGCTCTGAATACATGGATGTCATCCACTCGTGATTCATCTGTAGTGAATGTGTTGTTGAACTTGTGCTTTGTACCCTCGAACCTTCTGAGCCATCCGCCGTTTGACTTGTTTGCTCTTGGCAGTTCGTTGCAGTCAATAAATATCTTGCATCTAGGCTTGAATTCAATGCGTGGCTTGCCTTTCACATCTGTAGATATGACATCGTTTGATGTGATCGCCTTGAAGATAGGCTCTGCCTCCTTGATATCGCTTGTTGCTTCATGGCAGAAATTTACATACTTGCCTAATAGCTGCAGTGTGTCGAAGCGCCCACCTAGACGACTTAATTCTAGAGTGCTGCATAGTTTACCATCACCCAGCAGTGCACTCAATACCTTTGTCAGTACGCTCTTTCCGTTGCTTCCGTTTCCGTAGAAGAGATACGCCTTGTCCTGTATGCTGTGCTCCATGAACACCGATCCGAAGTATTCTGCGAATCGCTTGATAAGTTTCTCGTCACTGCTTGTGGTGCTGCTTAGGAAATCCTCCCAGTCCTGGCTGTATGCATTCTCTCTGTACTCGTAGTTGAGCACATAGTCATTGAAGTCATCGGGATTGCGCTTGCTGGTGAATCTGTAATAGCCGTCAAAAGGATTCTCGGTGAAATACAGTGTACCGTTCTTGAGATTAAGACAGTTCACCTGGTTAGGCAGCGTATCATCATATACGATTGTTCTGACCTTGTTCAGTATCGCTGATTCAAGATTGAATGATACATCGAACATCTCCATGATTCCCTGTCTGATGAGTGCATCATCGCATCTGCTCCAGTACGTGCCATTGAAGCGGTAGAAACCGAGTGATGGATTGCATCTTAATTTATAATCATAGTTGGCAATAAACTCATGGGCGTATTCATCGTTTGTCTTGCCTCTTGTCAGTTCCCTTCGTATTTCCTTCATTTCCTCGCCGTCAGCACCTAAAACTTCCTTGGCATACTGCAATATGGCTTTCTTCTTAACTCTGCTCATATAAGGACTGTGTGCCTTGTAGACATATTCCATAAGTTCATCCATATCAGACATGGTTGTCTTCAGATACCATAGCGTGCCGTCCACCATATGATCATTCAGCAGTGTAACAGGTGAGATGCCGGCGCAGTAGCAGTCGCTCACATCCTTGCCGTACTCTCTAGGGATGTTGACTATATCGAACGGAATATTGTGTTCGAACAGCTGCTTTGCAGTTGCTGTTGTGAACTGCACGCCTCTCCCATCGTTATCGTAGCAGATAGCAACACGCTTGAATTTCTTGGCAATCTTGCATAGATACTCCGTCTGCTTGTTAGACAGCCTTGTAGCACTCGAGAGGACTCTGTAGCCTTCCTGGTAGAATGTCAAGAAGTCGAATACTCCTTCTGCAATGACGATTGTATCATTGTTGGTATAAGTCTCACTTCTGTTAAGTGTATCAAGGCCGTACAGCGTATTCTCCTTGAATGCTTCCTCCAGGTATGGCTTCTTATATTTAACGACATTATACTGACTTCTGTTTCTAGCGCAGTAGTAGACGCAGCTGTTGTTCTTGAAAATAGGGATGATGATACGTGGTACATCGACCATCTCACCGTTAGGTGCTTTCTCCTTGAATACATGACTTCCTATATAAAGGTTATTAATGGTGCTGTCCTTGATCTTTCTTTGATGCAGATACTCTATATCCTCTTCCGTCAATTCGTTATGCCACTGTAGTATAGCGTTATTCCATTCTCTATAGTTCTGCTTGTATTCTGTATCATTGAATGCAAGATTGAAACGATGGCACATATCCTTGAACGCCATGGACTTATCACCATCATACTTTGCATATGCAAGCATGTCTGTAACATCTCCTCCGACACCGTCACTGAACGAGAACCAGGAGTCCTCGCTCACCATGACACTGTTGGGATTATGTCCTTCATGAATAAAAGAGGGGCAACGATATGTGCCCCCGTTCTTGTGCAGTTCGATGCCTAGTTCTGCAGCGAGTTCAATACAGTTTATATTCTGTTTTATTTCGTCATACAACCTCATAGTAATCAATGTCCTTTCCTATAAATTCCTTGTATTTCTCCACATCCAGCACATCACTCAGTTGTATCTCACCTTTGTCAAGCTGCTCTCCAAGCCTTTTGAGCTGTGCCACCTCTCCATTCTTCGCATAGAGCATATTATTTGGATAGCATTTCTTTCTGAACAGGAAATACATGGCCCGTCTGTACTGCTTGAAGTCGCAGTCACTCGCAACCCATACATGATAGTTCATCTTTGCAAAGATATACCAGTACCTTCTGAATGCCTTCTTGTTAAGATAGAAATCAAGCGTATGTCTTGTTACGTTCGGCTCATTAGTGAAGAAGAATTCATTTATCTCATAAATCGTGCCTTCGAAGACAACTTCGTTTGTTGTCTTGTCTACTACTATCCTGTCTCTAGCGAATGTCTGTGTAATAGGCAGTCTCAATTCGTTTCTGATGTAGTTAGGATATGAGCCGTACTTCTTCTTGAAGTACAGTTCCTTGACACCTAAACCCTTGAGTTCCTCGACATATGGTGGTCTATGCTTCTGCTTGTAGAAATCAAGTATAATCTTTCTGTATAGATCACCTCTGTAATCACTCATGACTGATCACCACCTTTCATATTATCTGATGAATCTTTTCTGAAATTCTCTTATTGTCTCTCGACCTGGTATGCTGCTTTTGGTAACTCTCTTGCATTTGGAGTTGACTGTATGTATCAGAAAAGTGTACCTTTTCGTATCACCTAGTGAATCGGCATCATTATAGTACTTGTTGGAAATCATCACTACATCGTCTATGTCAACTGTTATTCCTTCAAAACTAAATGTGCCGTGTTCCTTTTTCGGTCTGAACTCTTTAAGGTATCTAAGCATGTCTTTGGCTAAGCGTTCATCATAGAACTTCATCGAATGAATCTGCTTTCCGTTATGAAAGAACTTAATCAGCCACGCATCACCTCTCATATTATAGTCTGCCGATTCTAGATGCCACGTTACATTGTCCAGGTTTATAAGATAAAAGCGATTCTTCAGCGCATAGAACTGCGAAGAATTAATTGGATTTCTGAATGTGCACCACACTTCTGCTAGTCTTGCCATTTAAAATTCCTCCTTTCCACATTACCACATAGCATACAGCACAAGCAGCAGTGTGATAGTTATCACCCCTGCAAGAAGAAAGTAATCTCTGTTCAAGCGTTCCAGTTCTTCTTGCAGCTTGGCGTTCTGTGTCAGCAGACCATCGGTAATTTTCTGCATAGTATTAATAACTTTTATTAGTTCTTCATTGTCCATCATTTACATCTCCTTTGACTATATCTTTATCCAGTGCAGTACATATATAGCGATAACTGCGCTTTATTATTTCAAAATTTATCATATCGTTTATTAACGATTTATATAAATCCGGCACTTCAACTTCTGTTATGCGCATCTCTTCTGTTTCTTCTGTCATATATCCATATAGCAGTTCCAATAATGCCTTCTTTTCTTTCACTGATAATGGATTTATTTGATTCACCTTGTAGATTGAAGACATTTCTGCTCCATCACTTACTAGATTATCAATGATTCTTGTTGCTTCTTCATACATAGGATGCTTAGGCATAAGATAATTTACTGTTATATAATACTTATCAGCGTTTGATGATAAATCGATGTCACTTTCTTTGTACGCTTTTTCTATTAGATATCTGTACAGAAGGAGTGCTGTACTGCTCTTTTCTTCTTTTGATAGTATTCTGAATATCATTTGGTTTCTCCTTTATCGATTCCTTTATCGAGTGCTTCCATAATTTCTTCGAAAGTCGGCGTATTTGATGCAGCGCCTCTTTTCTTAGAATGAGGAAAGACATTAAGGTTAACCTGCTTATATTCCGGTCTCATCAGATCATCAAGAATAAGATTGCATAGATACTCTAGTCTCATTCTCTCATCGTTGTAGTAATCCACTTCACACATAGATAAGTACTTAAGCCAGAGGTCCTTGTACCATACCAGTTTGATATCTGCTGGTGTTAGTTCGCTTTTCTTCTGCATCATTCTATTTTCTCCTGTTCTATAGGATATAGAGTAAGTACAGCATACTGTTCCTGTGCATACGCTCTATATCCTATTATTCTGTATCTGCTTCTTAGTTCATCGATTACATCACTTAGCTGTCTCATTGAATAGTAATCGACTTTCTTGTAAATATACTCATTCACCTGTATATCACCACCATACTCGGAAACGGTGCTCCTGTAGTTGCACCTCCGAATTTCAGTCTGCCTTTTACGAACCTTATTTCTGCCTTTCCGTAGATATAGTTGTGAAACCATCTTGTGTCTGTCCTTGATGGAACAAGCATAACCACGGTAGTGTTCTCTTTTCTTGACTGCTCATATGAGTATTTGACCCACTTTCCAATCTCTCTGCCGTAGGGAGGATTACAGAAGACTGTGTGACCCCCCCAATCGTGTGAGAGACCGTCTTGCTCTTTTGTGTAGAATTTCTTGCATTTATGATTTTGCTCATTAGCACATGGATCTAGCGTAAAATGAAATTCCTTGTCGAGCTGGTCAAAAAAATCCTGCGGCGTAGCCCAGTCATCTGTCTTAGATGAATAATGTACAGACATGTTACTCTCTTGCTGAGGTCGTTTTAGTTTTTCCACGTGATTCCTCCTTTTTAGCAACGGTCTTCAAATATCAGATTACATCGTTTCATTCTTTGCTACTCCTTGCTTCATTTATGAATTTCTTCAAATACGATCTGACGAGGGAGCATTTTATGACATATATATACACTACTGAACGGTGGATTTAGACTTGGTTTCTGATCGTTGTAATTTTTAAAATAAGAAACTCGTCTATTCAGATACATACATTCGAACGTGTTGTCTCTGAACATCTCAAATCGTTTCTGACTTTCGAATAACCCAACCACTCCAACAAGCATTGCAAAAGGTGTGTCTAGTTCAAATAATCGTTGTAACACCTCAGTTTTCAAACTGTATGGAGGGTTGAAAATAATGTAATCACATTTGGGTAGTGTCATTTCAAAGAAATCACCACCGTCGCTTATGTGAGAGTGGATGACGTTATACCCGGCATTTTCGAATTCTTTGACAAATAGACTATCTTCTGTGTCAAAAGGACACCATATAGTCGAACCTGGTTTAACGTATTTCATAATAGGTTCAACTGCATATGACGGAGTGTAAAACTCGTCATTTTTACTCTTTGCAATTTCTGAAACTATCATTTAAATCCCTCCTTATCTTCCAACGACTTTTGATAATAAGTCTTCATACAATTTCTTGAGCATATCTCTTTCAGCGGTAAGTTGGATTTCCTTCTGCATTGAGGCTAATTCCATATCATTATTAGGTTCTGCATCATTAACAGATACTACCTTTTTCATATCGCTATCTAGAGTGCCCATGCCTAGAGAACGTCTTAATCCACGTTCAATTCCTTCCATTTCTTCGTCACTTACAGTTCTCACATAAGTACCGATTCGATCTTTTTCAACAGTATGGATAGTTTCGCAGAGAGCAGTAGAAGGTGTTTTGCAGAACACATCTACATGAGTAGGCATGTCTCTCTTGATTTTTGTTGTAAGATAGACAACCTCGACATATTCACTGCCTCTGTTCAAATGATTGTCTGATACGATTACACCAGGTCTTCCTGTTGTATCGTAAGAATAAGAATCGTTGAAATTCTTAGAATATGTAATATAGAAGATATCTCCTCTCTTAACTTCTCTTGTGTTTAAACTATAGTTCATAATAATTCTCCTTTATTTATTCTTTCCAAAAAAATCCAATAGCAATAAGTATGATTGTGCATGTCATAAGCAGAATGCCTATGATATCCATAATTGCGCTATTCATATTACTTGCCTACCTTTGTAATCTTCTTAAGTTCTTCAAATATTTTCGTGATATTCTTTTTCACTTGCCCAGGCTTTCTTCACTCCCATGTTTTCATAGAATTCCATAACGCCAGCAGCATATGATTGGTTTTGCTTAATACATCTATCGTATTCAGCACGTTTGTTACGTGTATCAGCGTATCTTCCCCATTCACTGACATCGTTCATAGCATCATTAATAGCCATCCATAGAGCCTCTCTCATACCTTGGCAGTACCTAAATGAACCATTATCCCAGTTTTCTAAAATCTTATGCTCTGCCTCCAATTCATCGCAGTACTTTTCTAAGGCTTCTGCATATCCTTTAAAGTTTACTAACGGTCTGCCTTCAGCATCTATAAGTATGGCAAAATCTATTTCTTTAGGTCTTTTATTCATCTTCATTCATCTCCTCTGCAATCAGTTCCATTACTCGGTCGTGTAATTGTTGAACTTCATCAAGTATCATGTTTTTCGTTCTTTCCGACGATTTTCGATGGATAAGCAAGGAAATGTTTTCCTCTTGAAGTTCCTTACACTCCTTACTTAATTCCTCGTAATGTGCTTTCAAAGTTTTGTAATCTTTTAGCAGTCTGTTGTAGTCTTTGGCATGTCTTAATCTCTGCTTCTCGTTTTTATCGACCTGTTCATAATATATCTCTCTTAACTGTTCATTCACTTTTGACAGATTTTGATAAAGTCTTTTGTAAACTTCACAATCATTTTCAAGTCTCTTGCACTTCTGCTGGAGAGTTTCGCTTTTATTCCAAAGTTTAATCATCTTCTATGTACCCCTCCTCATAAAGTTCGCTGTATAAATTGTTGAATTTGATGACAAGTTCGTTGTAATTTTTGCGCATGTCATCATAATAATCATGCAGCTCTTTATTTTCTTTCTTTAACTTCGCCCAGTCGTAAGCGAGTGCTTCATGGGCTTCATAGAGTTCGTCATATTCCTGTTGTAACTTCTCTTCCACCTCGCAGTTTTTAAAAATTTCCTCAACTGCACTTATACAGATATCAATGCCATAATTGAAATTTTCGTCTCTTTCGTCAGCTTCAATACGGCATTTTTGATTGTTCAATGTATCAATTATTTTATTTCTTAACTTGATTCTATTTGTCAGATTCATTTTTGATCACCTCGCTATCATCACGTTCCTTGTATTCATCGAACATCCATGCCACAAATGCGTGACAACAATCGTCGTATTCACTATTACGATACTGACATTCACCGCATTCAATGCCACCGCAGAAATGTAAACTGTCATCACTTTCCTTGATGCAGATAATTTCTTCATGACTGACTAGTGCTTCTAAATATTTCTCTACATTAAGCATCCTCAACCACCTCACAATTACCGAGTACATCTTCGATTGATGTAGGTTCTGAGTCTTCCCATTTGATAAATTTGAAAAGATTTTCGAACGGACCTAAGAAATCTATATCTGACTTAATGCCGCTTCTATTCCAATAAACGTAGCCAATGTTATCATCAGTTTTTTCTCTATGAGGTTTATCTTCATAAATACACAAGCAACCATCCTGGTCTCTTGCAATCCACTTAAAATGAGTGCGGTTTGCAAGATAATTCAAAATTGTGATTTCTACAAAAGTATCGCTAAAAGCAAATTTTTCCATTTTTCTTGTCCTCCTTAAGAAGTTCGATAGAACTGATATTACTTACATTGAGTGTGACTGCTGATACGTTTACTCCACTCATCATTTCTTTAATTTCAAAATTATCTGCTTCAGAAAAACCAACCCATGCTGTTCCACGTGCTACAGCATTTTGGATGTTATCCCACGCTATTTCGATATTCGTTCCAGGTTTCTCTGTTCTGACTGTGATTCTGTAATACTTGCCATTGTTTGTATTGATAAATACGCTATTCATCTTTCTTGTCCTCCTTGTTTAACTTCTTGAAGATATAGTCAACACCTTCTTTAATGCTTTCTGTAGCCTTATCTACGTTTTCATATGTTACGTATTGAGCAACCAACATCTTGTACATCGTTTCTTCAGAAGGAGTAACTGTATATACACCAGCACTGATGCATATAACAATCAGTATTTTTTTGAGTGCTTTGATTGACAGTGCCGCAAGACGAGCAGAACTATTGTCGTAATGACTCTCGCTTTTAGCAATCACACCAACTATCCCCGTACCGCAAAATACCAAGATTGAGACACCAGCAATAATCGCACTATTTTGTTTTAAAGTGCTTAATACATCAATTAAATAAAAAATCCACGGATTAATAATTGCCATTTAATCACCCCCAACTCATGTACAAGCAATCTAGTGGTATGTCTTCTGCCTGCTCTAAAATGCAGTCTCTTATAGAATCCAACACATTAAGGGCGTTAGGCATTTCATACCAACTGTTTCCAGGAATTAATCCGGCATAGTCGTAAGGCTTATAACGTAATTCCTTGATTCCTCTATCTAAGTGCTCTAATACATGATCGCATCTATAATATTCACTAGAGTTAAAATTCCAATTCATGCAGCTTCTAAATAGTTTTCCCAAGTTATAACTAGGAGAAGAATGAAATGGTTCTGCGATTTCTACATATTTACCGCTTCCTTCAATTTTTACATAAATGCCAATGCTATAACTCATATTGATCATCCCACCTTTCTAAGTGCCTACTCACTTCTCTGTCAATCTTGAATCTTTGCCAATCTATGACTTCATCAATATCCAAGTACCCTAGAGAAACCAACTCTGCTATACAGATAAGCACATCAGCAACTTCTTCGTGTAGGTTACTTTGATATAAACCATTAAAGCCATATCTTTTGACTTTAGTGATTGCCTGGATTAACTCAGCACATTCCTCTGTTGCAATAGTGAGAGTTAAATCATCGCCGTTAAGATGCGCCACTTTGTCCAATTCAAGTATTCTGCTTTGTGGGAGCTTTAATAATTCCACCAATCTACTTATTTCTTTATACATTCTTTTCTTCTCCTGTAATGAGTTCTGCATTAGGTAGTCTTTCAATCCATTTACAGAAATCTTTCCATTCATCCAACTTGTGATTTCTGCGAGTTTCATAGATATTCAACAGATTTTCATAATTCATAGTCACTGTTCTCTTTTGGTTGTAAGAAGAAGGCAGTAACTGAATCATCTGCCACCAGTTATCCTTACTATGGTCTTGGATATAAAGCTGTCTAAAAAAATTCAAACAACTTATGATATCTTTGAATGGCTTATTGAGCACATCATCATTCAAATGTTCAACGCTGAAATCATCAAGCGTGAACTCCTTGTCATGAATCTTATGCATAGTACTGCATGAGTTCGATACAGTACCCACTTTATAAGTATCGAATTCCTTCCACCAATACAGTGGTGCAGTGATATCGACACTCACAAAGATCTGTCTCAAGAACTTTCTATGGCTAGGACCAGCGTGAACTAATCTTTTCATCAATTCCTTATCTTTGTTGCCTAGTAAAACCAGGTCATAATCAACGAAAGTATCACTCTTATCCCAACTGTTCATAGGGTTTCGCATACCTCTAACAGCGTGCTCAAATCCCCAAATATCTGCATATTTTAAAGTAATCATTTAAGTTTTTCCCCCTTTTAAATTGCTACTGTCAATGCAACATAAAATGCAATGACTGCCACAAGTATTCCGATTGCAGCTCGGTAGTTCTCTAGCTGTTCTTCCTTGTTAGACAGCATCTCTTCTTTATATCTAAGTTTGCCTCTTAAGTCATTAATTTCATCGCAGTATCTTTTACGGCGTTCACAGGAACGACGTTCCAACTCACGGTAATCTTCCATCAAGTCTTCATAATCTTCATAGATTGCATTTAATTTTGTAACTTTGCTTTCGATGCTTTCAGCCTGTCTTTGAAGGTCATCTACAGGCGTTGTTATGTACGACATCAATTTCACCTCTTTCGCTTAATTCTATGTATTTGTCTAAGTACCATCTGGCCTTTTTGATATCTTCTAATCCATTCTTGTTAGCGTGACGATATAGATATTTGAATGCATTGCAGATGCAGAAGTTTTTCACTGCTTCTACACCTTGTGTTTCTTCCATTACTTCAATGCACTCAAACTTCCCTGTCTCATAATGAAAAGGGTGGTTCACACAATCATTCATTCGTGTCCTCCTCTAACTTATAAATTCTAAATTTCTTATTTCCGTTTCTATATAATTTGGTGTAGAAATGGTGCAGAGACACACCAAGATAGCACGCACATTCTTGAGCATTGCCGACGCAGACACACATATCTTCTGCATCATATATCGCATACAGATTTTTCTTTTTTCTCAATCTCTATGACCTTTTCTATGTCTTCTAAGTTTCTTACGACATATACTCTATGATTGATTGATTTTAGGAATTTGTGGTAATCCTCTTGAACTTTTCTTAATCTGCTACCTTTTTTATCTGTTTTCATTTCTACCCAAAACACCTCTCCATTATTCTTTAAAACTAATAGATCTGGTGTTCCTTCAATGCCTACTTTTATAGGATTTAAAGTCTTTGTATAATAAGTTCCAACAACCATTCTGTATGGTGTGAAGCCAGCTTCGGACAGTTCCACCATCACCTTATTTTGAATAATATGTTCTAGCTGCATATTCCCTTCAACCTCATTTGGATATGTACCCATGCGACAGAGTAGCCACGTTCTCTAGCGATTCTCATAAGTTCATCACGACTTCTAGCACGGCCAACTTCCATTCTCATTTCTTTTTTCTTCTTGTTTAATTCTTCGATCTCTTGTTCCTTGACTGCTTTTAACTTGACTTCTTCCATCTGTTTTAACTCTCTGCCCTTGACTTCGTATTCATATCCGCAGTAAGGACACTTGTCAGTGGTCTTGAATACCTTGAAGCACTGAGGACAGGTACGGATAGAAAATGACCCATCGTCATTTATCATCTTTCTTTTCTTTGCACCGTCCAAGGACCATTCTCTGTCACTTGTTGGCAGACCGTGTCTCTGAAAGTTTCCTACATAATCGATGATAACTGCCTTCTTCCCTTCTTTTGGAGTGAGACATCTCATGGACTGCTGAATGTACAGAGCAAGTGACATTGTCGGTCTGAGCAGTAAGCAGCACTCGCAGTCCGGAACTGTAATCCCTTCACTGATAAGTCCTACATTGCATAGTATTTTGAATCTGCCCTGTTTGAAATCGTTCATGACTTTTTCACGTTCACTCGATGGTGTGTGACTGTCTAGATGAACAGCGCTCACGCCGTTCGCAATAAACAGGTCTCTGACCTTCTTGCTATGCTCTATAGATACGCAGTAAGCGATGGCTTGCTTGCCATCAGCAAGTTCCTTGTAATACTTGAATATATCGCCATAGACGCAGTTTTTAGTGAATAGGTCTTGTAGTTCACTTGCACGATAATCGCCCCTCACAATCGCTATATCACTTGTGTCGATACCGATATTAGGCGCATAGTAATCATAATTACTGATTGCTCCTCGGTTCATTAATTCATTAGCCGTTATCCCCTGCACAATACAGTCAAACAGTGATAATCTATCACCATTCAATCGTGTAGGAGTTGCAGTGAATCCAACCACAAGAACCTTGTAATGATCGCATACCTTCTTATAGCTGCTCGCTTCACTCAGATGACATTCATCAATGAAAATGACCGATGGTTTTTCACGTTCGTCTAAATGATTGGCTTCTGTAAAGACACTCGCAACTCTAGCGTTTGTTATGCTTAACTCATTAAGCAATGCTTTATGCTGCTTCATCAGTTCTTTTCTATGGACCAGTACCAAGCCATAACCTTTTAGGTTTTTTATCATCTCAGCCATGAGAAACGACTTGCCACTTCGGCAAGGCATCTGAATAAGTATTCCTCTCTTGCCTTGCCTAATGGCTTCTACCGTTTTCATGTATAGGTCTTCTTGATAATCCCTTAACATGATTCTTTAGAATTGGACATCGTCAATTGATGGTGGTGTTAATGACTTTGGCTTTGTATTGCTAGATTGTGCATCGCCAGGTTCTTGCCATGCTGGCAAGTTCATTGCCTGTTTCTTACTTAAGAAATAGTGAACACCTGTGCGGTCACCTCCGTACTGATCTTTTTCTTTTCTTGTCTTTAATGCACCGACTTTACCGACCCACTGACTCGCTTCCATATTCCCTCTAGGAATATCAAAACTGTCATAGATAGACTGTAATTTCTGGTTTACGATTGATGCATGAGATGCATCAAAAACAAGGTTGTAGAATAGTTTCTGATTATGACCACTGATATCAAGCATCAGACTGATCATCGGCTTCCCTGTTGATGTTGTTGTTTCTTCTGCCGTGTTGATACGACATCTGTACATACCTTGAGGCAACTCAATAAACTCGTTTTCTACCTCTTCAAATCCCCAATTAATTGCCATTATTTATTTCCTCCTGTACTGAATAAATCTTCCTGTCTGCACGCTTTTCTATCGTCGTGCTGATTTTTTGCATAAACATTCTTTGTTGAAAGAAGTCTGATTACTCTTTCTCCTGTAGATGTAATTTCTAGATGACCAACCACATCACATAGACCACATACGTTATCCCTAGCGCTCTTCTGAATTCTAGGCATGAATGATGTATACTGTTCTCCTGTTGGTGAAGTGACATCCACTAATTCCTGCCATGCCGTTAACAGAATTCTCTTCTGTAATGTTTTTAGGTTTCTGATGATTCTTGCTAAACCGAACTGAAATTTCTGATAGTCTCCCTGTGAAGGAACTCCGTCGTTTCTTCCAAGCTGGCCATAATAAGATAAGATGCAGCTCTGCAATTCGCTCACGTTATCGATTGCGATATTGTCATATTTATCTGTATTGCTTGCTAACCACGCAAGTGCTTCGTTCATGCTGTTTACAATATCGTCTACATCGATATCTACAATTAGAATCCCTTTAGCATTAGGACTGTTCTTTAAGACACCACTAGTCTTATCGATATCTAAGACAACTGTCTTGCCTGGCAGTTTTCCAATTGTTGTAGTTTTTCCATCACCTGGTTTTGCATAAAGCAGACAGGTGAACGCTTCTTTTTCGATGTTATCTGCTGTGTACGTTTTTAAAGCCATTTCTTTTTACCTCCGTTTTCATTTAATTCTTCGTTTGTTGATGACTTCTTTTCGAAGTCAACTAACGTTTCAGCATCTCCGTTATAGTTACTGCAGATGCCCGAGAAAGGACAGCCAAGAATAGAACATGCTCTATCATTTCTGTAGAAGAACTTCTCTCTGTCACATCTTTTGATTTCTTTAGCCATGGCAACTAGATTTTTTCTCTGTTCTTCTAGTTCTTCCTTTGTACGACTTACAGTGAATACTCTGATCTTTCTTTCTGTATCTTCGTCATACCATGCTTCACAACGTTCAATGTATTCATCTAATGTCTCTGTCTTCTTTAGACGAATTGTTGGCTTAGTGATGACTGTGTAAGTGACTGGTCTAGTTTCTTCCTTAGCAATCAGATAATTACTTACCTGGTCGTTCATGAAATCAACCTTGTACATATACTCGTCGGTAATGTAGTTGCCGGTTGTTTTATGTTCGATAAGTCCATCGACAGACACTGCATCAATCTTTCCTTTTAGATAGATTCCTCTCGCTAGTCGATATCTGAATTCCTGTTCAACATCGACAATCTCCGGCAACTGAGGGAGAATATACTTGATGAATGCTCTTGCCATCGCATCTGTATAATCGTGACTTTCAGTGAATGAACCTGTGGTAAGGATTTCTTCTACCTTTGCATGATAGCTGCTCCCTATCACTAATGCCTCGTTCTCTTTCTTAGGTTTAAGCAGTTCTCTGTATTCAAACCAATATCTTCTTCTACAGTCCTTGAAATTATTGATTTGACTTGTTGTGACTTCGTAAATCATTCTGTCTACCCCTTTCTTCTTGTTTACTCGTAAGCACCTAGAGCCGTGGGAAATGGATTTTGGAAAATGATAGGAGAATTGACAAACGAGAAAATGTCTTACAACAGTCTTGCTCCCACGGCCGTAGATGCTTACGAATCTACCTTTTATTTATTTGTGTATTTCTTAAATAATGCTTCTATGACTTCATCAGTTGGACTCATGTTCCACTGTGTCATATAAGATATGAATGCCTTTCTAGGTATATGGACTGTTCTTCGTCCGTTCTCTCCTTCTACAACAGAGCCAGGCATAACACCCTGTTGAATTGCATTGATAATGAATTCTCTGCTCTTGTGAGTGAGTCCCATTGCTTCACTTACACTCATGTTCCATTCATCCATTGAGGTCTCCTTTCTTGACGTTCGGTTATGCCGTACGCTAGGGCAAAAAAATTAAAATTCTACATCTGTATAAAGGATTTGACGAGTTGGATTCTTTTTGTTGTAGTAATCCACCAAGTCGCTGAATGCTCCTAATTCCATTTTTCGTGGTTCTTCTTCCCACTTTTGAAAAGTTGGAACAGAGCATTTACATAATTCACTGGCGCTTTTTAAAGTTAAGTCAGCGCCAACTCTAATTTGTTTGATTGTTAACATCTACTCACCTCTTTCTTTTTGAAGTCCGGTACTACCGAACTCATGTCTATACTATACCCCCTACAACGTTCGGTGTCAACATAATTTTTAGCAATTTTTAAATATTTTTTTGCAAACATAAAATTATTTAATTTTTATTAAACGGTTGTCTACACCGGAAACCAATGCTAAAATGATGATGAAGAAAGGAGAGAAAATAAAATGAAAGACGAATACTATAAGGTAGTAGGCGCATTCTTCAAAGAGAAGCGAGCTGTAAAAGGAGTATCTGTCAATGATTCTGCGGTTGCGGTAGATCATGCAAAAACATGGTACTACGATGTTGAAACAGGTAGATGCCGAATATTTCTGAAAGACACCATAGCGTTATGCAAATACTTCAATACAGATTTGAATGAATTACAAGAATACTTAAATAAGCACTACTACGATAAAAAATAAGAAAAATAAATATTTAAATAAAAAAAAGCACCCTAGCGCCAACTAGGATGCAACGTTTGTAAAAGAAGCCTCTCATAAAGTCCTTCTACGTGTTCAATTATATCACGATTGACACGTTCAAGGCAAAAACAAATAGAAAGGACGTGCCACATT